TCTATTTATGTTCTTCATTCACTTTAATGCCTTTATTAAACAAAAATGACAGAATTCACTAAATGGCGCTCCTTTCCTGCCGTACCAGTCAAGTTGATATCCATTTATAGGCTTTAGGGATTTCCATACATTAATGATTTGCGTCCATGCGACGTCAGATTCATTCCAAACGCATTTCCCATTAACCAATGGGACTATATCAAAAGCTTTCGATTTAGGCGAGCCGTTTATTGTGTAGTTGTGATCAGATTGTCCGCCTTTAGCACGCGTTACGATAGGTCCCGGCTTTGTCCTTCCTTGCGCATATATAGAGTCCTGCTCCGCATTGCTGCGGTATGTGCATGTGATTAGCGGGGTGATGCCAGCGTCTTTGCAATCGGATAGAAACTGCTTCCAGAGCGGAATCAACTCGGGGTGTAGATCTTCAATTTTTCTACTGGCCATCTTTAAATCTCCCATTACGGATTAGATATTTTTCTCGCGTATACTCCAGCTTCTTTTTTTTTTCTTCCATTTCCTGGGTGATTATAAGCGCCTCATGCTGCCGTTGATTTTTCTGATTCTCTATATATCCCCAAAGCGAAGCGCACCCTATGAATATAGAAACTAATGCTTTCCATCCAACCTTTGATGCTTTTATTATTGACTTCTGATTTTCAGCTATCTTATTAAGATCTTTTATTATTGCATCATGTTCAAGTATCTTTTCTGAATGCAAGCGTTGAGTGAAATTTAGGTGTGATACATCCTCGGTCAGTTTAGTCATAAGTTTGTCAGAAGCAGCCCGACGAAAAATATCATCTTCCATTCGGAGATTTATTTTTTCAAGCAATGGAAGACTATTGTCAATTTGAGCGCATAACTTCTCTACGCGATCCGATAAATGATCAATATTCGTTTCTAGCTTTGCCGTTTTAATGATGTTTTCTTGCAACCTTCCGATATCTAAAGACATAAAAATATCACTCGGTAATCATGTATTCTCCACTTTCCGTAATCATCAAGTTTCCATCTTCGGTTAACATGAAATTTCCAGGAGAGATTGGAATAAACTCAGGAAAATTATAATCTTGAGTAAACGGTGCCGATAACAAAGGGTTATCAATTAACGCCCCAAGAGGATTACTGAGACGCATACATCACCACCCCGAGCTCTGAAGCAAGAGATCGTGTTATAAAATGCAATACATCCCCAGGTTGCACAATTCTGACTTGCGGATTATGCTCGCTAGTTGTTTGTGTAAATGATGAAGTGGGCAATTCGGCTGTGGAATTAAGGGAATACCACATCGAAGTACCGGGCTCAACAGATAATATGACTGCAACGCGCGGGTAAATCGGGTCGTTTGTTTGGGGGACAGTTAATGTCTGTTCAACACTTGCCGTTAATATGGTTTGGAACTTTGTGTTGGAATCAGCAAGATTATAAGCAGCGACGCCGTTTATATCTTTTCCGATATTGAATCTTGTCATCTTCATAATATTTCTCCTAATATTTGATAAAGTAATTTAAATAGACATTTTTTGTATTCAGTTGATCTGTCCCTGCATAGTCGCTTGGCGCATATCTTGATAGTCGTGTATCAGGCCCGGTCGGGTATGCTGGATATATAGCAGGTGGTATGCCAGTAGGTAGCGTTGATGAAATAACGTTACCTAGCTGAGATTCAAAAGCATAGCTTCCAGGATATCGGCCAGTAAATAGATTGCATCCATCTCCGTTTATTCTGAATCTGAGCGCTAGATTTTCAGTTTCCCCTATATTATCGTAACCTTTAACTTGCAAACCGCGTAAATCAGGGATTCCATAATACATGCGATTTATAGCTACAATTGTTGCGTAAGAAATATCATCAATATTAGCCGAGATGCTATATATAACTTTTATTCCAATAGCGCCTGCAATATTTGGATCAGTTCCAAGATTGTTAAGGCTATACCAAACATAATATCTTTGCGTTCCTACAAAAAAATTAAAATACGAGTTTGGAGGAATTGATGAACCTGCAACCGGAAATATATAACCGATTTCAGCGCCAGATATCGCTCGACTAAGAGTAAACCCAATATCTGGCAGAGAGTAATAATTTGTTAGATTTACCTGAACATATGTGTTTGTTCCTGGAACGGCTGGGACTGTTCCTACACCATTGATATTGAACCAAAAAACCACATTATTTATTCCCGTAGGTTGCGTTATTAGCATGTAACTACTTGGGCTTGGAAGCCCAAAAACCTGTGGTCGGATTAAAAATTTTACTGTTAGCGTTCCATATCTCTCTCCAATATCTACATTGCAATATGGCCGAGGAGAAGTAGATGATGTTTGCAGATTTCCTGCCACGGCTATATTTGAAGCCGCTGAAGTTGAGGATGCAACGGTTGTACCAGCTCTCGTTGATTGAACCCATAAAGTCAAGGGATCTTCGCATTGGTATGAATTTAATGCGTAAACATCGCTGTTTGCTACACCTGTTGCTACGCGACTAAATTGAAACCCTGTAGGTACAGCGCCATCAGAAGCCGGAGCCGAAATACCAGCACTATTAGCTGAAATGGTAAAAGGGGCATTTACAAGTTGGCTTAATCTACGTGCGGTTACATAATCTTTTCCGGTTCCAAAGTAAGGAACGCCTCTATTTTCAACAGAGTTATCTAGAAGAACATCACGCAAACGACTACAAGGAACGCCGCTATTGAAAAACCCATCTGTCCTGATTGTATCTCCATAACACAATATTGAATATTTTGGCGCGGTTAGTGAAGATGTAATTCCAAAAGTCCCTATTTGCGAATAATCATAATCAATTCCTTTTTCTGTAGAAATTATAGGGAGCCCCCAGCTTTGAGCATTAAATCCAGGAATGGGAGGCACCAAACTTCTGTCTGTAAAATCTTCGTCAGTTGAAATCGGAAATTCTGTGATTGTTGTTTCGCCAATCAGGTTTGCAAAATCTGTCATGACAATGGAGAAGGAGATATCAACCGGCATACTAAACGCCAATTCACAAAAATCATCGTCAGAAGGACCAATAGTTTTTCCTAAATTTGAGCCCCATAAAAAAGAAACAGTAAAGTTTTGTTGCGTTGGGGTAATAGTGAAATCATCAATATTTATGATTTCTTCAGGGTCTCCACCCGTCCCATAGTTTTTGATTATATTAAAACTTATGGGGAAGCTCCCACCGCTTGTAGATCTCGCTGAAAAGAAGATGCTATACATTTGAGTATCAGAAGCGAATTTATTTACATCGTTAAATTTCTTCCGAAGATCTTTAAATGCGTCAGAAGGAGAACCGCCATTTGATTGTATTACAATCTCATATCTAGGGCTCGCTGTGGGGTTATCTGTATATGCAGATAATCGATTGAATGTAACAGTGTCAATAGCAAGGGAAGTAGTAGGACGCTCAAAAGTCCATCCGCCTGGGGCGATCTGCGTTACAGCGCTCGTTATTCGTCCCGTAGGCGTTCCCGTTACAATATTTGCGCCAATATTATTATGTAGAGCAAATTGACCGTTAGGTATTAGATTTAAAGTAGAGTCTTGCCCGTTATTTGCTGATTCTGTAACAGCTTCAGGAGGCCATGCCTCACGTGTAAATTGTAGTCTTCCGCCGGTAGGACCACCAGCACTGTAGACCTCAACATAATAAAGCTGTAGATTTCCTTCCGCATCTTCAGGAAAAAGATAGGGAATAAAATCATTCCCCGAGCCATCTTCTGGAGTTCCAACAGAGCTAAGTGTTATTTTATTCCCAATAGGAGTGAAACTATAATTCGGAGGACTTCCAGAAATCTCATAAACAGATTTAGCATTGGATCGGTTGTTGTCTTCGAAGAAATACACTTCACCATTCGCTAGCGGGAATCCAGTATCTTTGTCTACGAAGTATTGTTGAAGACTTGGAGACATTAAGTAACGTGTGTCTATTGTCATAATTTTAATCTCATTGAAAACGGAGAAAGTAAATGATTAATATTATTATCGATTTAGTAATACTTTTGTTTAGTAAAATATTCACATGGTTAGGTCAAAATTTGCTATATATAATTCTCGATATAACCGTATTTTTATTCGTATTTATTTGGCTCTGCGATATTTACGCAAAAAAAGAAGCCGCCCAACTTGAAAAATATAGAAATGATCGAGATAACGAAGAGCGAAAAATTAGAGAAGAAAGAGAATACCAGGAAAGACAGAAACGTCTACCTAGATAACTCATTGTAATATTTCTTTAGATTTTTTGCATAGTCATCTTCATCTAACGCATCACCGATTGTAACTGTAATCCCTTTGTGCGCTCTTCGAACATTTGGCCGAATAGCGCCACCTCTTTGTTTGTCAGCTATAATAGCTTTAACCAATTTCTCGCGCATCTTTTCATTAGTTAAAAGATTGGTTAGGCCTCTAGCGCCACCCAATACAGTGCCGGCACCTGCCGCAACTCCAGCAGGTCCGCCAATCAGAGAAGCAATAGTTGTAGCAATACTTCCGCCCAAAAATGGTGTAAGGCTATCCGTTGCTTTTTGACCAGTATTAGGGTTAAGCATTCGATTCAATGGGCTACTATTCAATTTAGAAAGCTCCATGAAATCATACATCTTTTGAGATTCGCCAGGTCGGTTAAATAGAGCATCCATCTGATTGGGTCCGAGTTTATTCTTACCAAAAAGAGTTTTTAGCTTTGACGGATCTACTTTCCCATTTTCTAATGCCCTAGATAAATATGAATATTTAACTAGATCTTGAGTTTTCTCAGGCAAGACATTCATTAGTTTGCGAACTTGATCGCTTTTATCCGATGAAATTCCCGTTTTAATAAAAGAAGAAACTATCTCTTCTGGAGATTTCCCGCCACCTAAAAATTTGTAAATATCTTTATCAAGGAATTTTGAAAAATTCTGCGCATAATTCTTTTCGGCAGCCATGTATTTTTCTTTGATTTCAGGATGTCCGCCATATTTTGAAAATACGTCCAGAGAAGTATTTATATCATTTTTAAGGGCTTTCGAAAATTCAGATAATATTTGACCTTTTCTTCGTGATGTAGGATCTCCTGACGCAAAATATTGTTTAGCTTCGCTAGACAATTTACCTTTAAGCATGTTTGCCTCTTTGAGACCAAGGACGTTTTCCTTTTCTCTGTCAAGCATAGTAAATAATCCTACTTTACTTTTTGGCATTAATCCTTCTTTTAGATTTGCGGCCCTCTTTATTAAAGATCGTTCTTCAGGGAAAAGGTCAAGAATATTTTTAGATTCAATCTCATCAAGATATTTTTTCGCTGTCTTTCCCAAAGATCCCGCAAATATTTTATACCCTAATTCTTCGGCTTTTTTTTCTGGTTCTTCATATAATTTGTTTTTAATGGCAGTTTGTTCTTTAAATACTTTATGTAAAGAATCGCCAATTTCTGAACTTATGTTTTTTTCAGGTACTCCATGACTTAAATCATTAAGAATAACTTTAGCTTGGGTATTTAAGTCATGCGCAACATTTGCAGAGGCATCTTGAGCACCGCTGAATGGTATTTTTGGAAGGTTATTTTCCAGCATTCGTTGAAGAGCTGGGGATTGGATAACATTACCTATACCAGTTTCCGTGCCTTTTGTGAGCCGTAAATTTTCTATAAGTTCCTCCGCAGGAACTCTTCCCGCAAACATCTTGTGCGGAAGAAGACGCCCAGCACCCCCTAGTAATGCATCTGCAGCTAATGATGCGCCCCCCATCTCAGCAGCGCCTTGCATTCTATCGTCGGGAGACTGAGAGGCCCCATACAATCCCGCGCCCAAACCACGCCTTGCCACGCCTTGAGCGCCACCAAGGGCCATTGATATTCCATCAGCACCAGCGGACGATAAAGGTACCCCAGCACCTCCAGGGACAGCACCCCCTAACCCTGCAGCTAATTTACCTAAATACGGGATTGATTCGGCGGCCCTCAACGCACCCCCGCCCGCAATTCCTGACAGACCAAACGCGCCAATGTCGCCGGCAATTTTCCCATAATCATACGCGTCCCCATGTCCTGTATTTACCAGGGGAGATTTGAGTTGAGGAACACTTTCTGGAACAAACATATTGGCGATATTTCTAAAAGAATTGGAGAATTTGTCCCCGGCCCCTAGCGCAAAATTTGTAACCGGACTGTCAGCGGCTGACTGCAAAAAACTTTGAAGACCGCTCATTTTATTTTGATGATAAACACCATCAGGCGAATTAGAGTTATCAACGCGTTTTATTTGTCCGCTAGATACGGCGTTTTTTATATGCGATTGAATTTCGTCTGAGCTCATGTCGTCAGGAAATTCAATTTCACTGGGGAAGTGTCCGGGAAGGTCGATTATTTGCATTATCTTAATGTCCCCGTTGCGCTATCCCATGTTAAACGTTTTGTAATTTTATTCGTATTCGATGGCATCTGATTATTGGTTCCCTCAGCAGGAAGCTGAGAAGCATACCCGAGCTTATTATAAGAACTGTCTACAGATTCCCCCACTCGACGCATCGTTGACTTAAGATTATTAAGCTGTGTCATAAATCTATCAGGATTTGAGGCTAAAGAGTCAAGCGTTTGATCGTACATATCGTTTAACTCTTTTCTTTGTGCATCCGTAGATCCCATGCCCTCAAGCTGTTTTATCCTGTTTTTAATAGCTGTCATATCATGATGCTTGAAACTTTCATAATCTGTCTGAGCTTTTGGATTAGATTGTAACATTTTTTGAAGGGCGCCTTTACCTTGCCTAAAAGCACCTGCGTATTGAGATGCGCTTTGTGCTTTTTGCATGAAGCCCGGGCTACCCATAAATTCTTCTAACTGTACCGCACCTTCCATTTGATTGCGATTCTTCATGGTATTTAACGCATTATTTGCGGATATCTCAGCCGCTTTCTTTTGACGATTAATGCTTTCTGTACTTGATGAAAATGGATTTTGATTTGGAACAGAAGCAATTCCCGCCCTTATAAGGTTGTCTTGCTGTTCAGGGGTGAGATTTAAAGCATAATTTCCACTTTTTTGTTGTAGATCAGCGTTAGCCGAATTACCTAGATCAGCTAACATATTTGTAAAAGCTTCTGGATTATCCGCAATCGCAGCGGCTCTATTTGCTGCCGGTAATGCACTTAAGAGTTTAGCGAATTGAAACGACTGTCCAAATCTATTTTGTTGATGACTAAGCTTTTGTTGATTTAAAGCGTGCTCCAAAGGAAGAAGCCGCAATTTTTCTCTATTAATATCTAATCCTAGCTGTCTTTCATCTGGGGAAAAATTAAGATCCATTCGGGATAATTGATTTGCGAGATTTCCATGCTCTAAATTCTGCTCATAAATTTGAGGCTGATATTGAAGTTGAAGTTGAGATAATGCGTTCGCAAGCCCCCCCTGCTGAACGTCATTTTCTAGTTGCTGTGGGGCAAACTTGTTTTTTAGCTCCGAAAGTTGATTAGCTAAACGGCTTTGTTTTAAACCTTCACGTTTCTCCCACGGAGAAAAACCGGCGTTTAATCCGCGCGTAAAAGACCCGATTAGGTCGAAATTGTTTTCCTGGGGCGCTTGAGCAGAATAATTAATAACGGGTAATGGCATTTAATTCTCCTAATTTTACCTACCTAGAAATCCACCGGCAATTGATCCAATTCCGCCCATTAAATTATTAAACAAGCTAGAATTTTGAGAGTTTTGATTGGCTTGTCCTTGGAATGCCATATTGGCCTTATTCAGTTCGTTGTTAGCCAATGTGTTTCCAAATTCATTGGCCGCACTGTAGCCAAGTTGATTTATACCGCTCATGCCACTTAATCCTTGACCGTACATGCCTAAGATGCTTTGAATATAGCTCATGAAGTCCTGGTTAGCTAAATTAGAAGCGATAGATGCTGACTGATTTTGATGTGCCGGTGTCCCAAGCATTCCGCCCGCAGCTGCGGCGTTGTTAGCGGCATTCATGCCTTGATTCATTTGAAACTGGTATCCAGGCGAACTTTGATAGCCACTTCCAAATGCGTTAAACATATTCCCTGGATCTTTAACCAGCGATCCATATTGACCCATTAGTGTAGAAAGCGAATCTTTTCCCGCTTGCATGTACGGAGCATAAATTGGCTTTATTAAACCTGGGATATTTTGCATATACGGCATTGCAGAATCAGCAGGATTTTTATTGTTTGATGATGCGAAAGGGTTGAGGTTCATGATTCACCTATAATGTTGGGATTACTTTTGCTACGCCAAGAATGCATATTTTTAATTGATTTGTTTGATTATCATACATAAGTGTGCCACTTGGTTTTGCGTTAGAATTTGCGGTAGAACAAATCCTATTAATATCCGCAGTTGACAATGCAGGAATCACCATGCCGTCATTAGACAAATTTTCCTGCGCTTGTGTAAAGAAAACATCAAAAAATTGTTGTACAGAAGGCAGCAATTCCCCATCCTGATCTGTAAATTTTTGCTTTGTGTATGTCGGAACGTTCATTGTCTTATAACCATGACGCCCTCGAATGTATTGAGCGGGCTTTTGAGATGAAATCGAAATTGGAAAACAAGATCATTTGCAGATCCAAGTTTCCACCATTCAACGCGATCAATCCTATTTCCAGATAAATTTAAAGGATTGGCTAAAGAAGAACCAAAAGTTATACCGCCGTCCCTGGAAATAGAAAGAGCTACGCGAGGGACATATTCGGTGTTCCTTTCCATGTATTCTGGATCATTTCCTTGCTCCATTGTTAATGACATATTGGTTACAATGAATCGTTTCGAGTTTGGCAGGCGGAAATTTGAAGTGACTCTAATTTTCGGGATATCAAAATTTTCCGTGCCGTAATCGTAAGAAGACAAGGCGGACGCCATGACATATAACGATGCGTCATTTAAACTAACGAAATAATACTCATCTTTAAAGAATGCGACGCTGCGAGCAATGTGGTAGTTCATGTTCTCGTCGGTAACATCGAAAAACTTTTTGGTCGTAAAATCGTAGATCAATGAGTAGTTATCTTTTTTATCATAAAATGTTATCTGGTAAATAATATGACCAAGGATCTTAACGATGAATCCAACTGACTTTTCAGGGTTGGTTAAAAGCTGTAGTTTATTATTGATTCCATCGGTAGATATAGTCTGAACACTGCTTCCTGTTCCAACCATTATCACTACTTCAGATCTTTCGTTAGTTCCAAGCCATGCTATAAAATTCTCAGAAGTTGCTACACTAGCAGCGCTGATACATCCGTAATCGAAGTTCAAAGACGTATTGCGTTGATACGGGAAAAGTGACCCCCCTACATCCGTCCATAATTCCGATACATTTCTACCCATAACTAGTAGAAGATTCCCGGATCCGGGAAAACGTACAGTAACGCGCGCATAGTCTGGCTTAGTTTGTATAGCGCCGATTACGGGCTCTCCTGATGCGCCCCAGAACCAATCAAGGCCATCACCCACTTTTGAAAGCGCCCATTGTGCGCTCTTAGTGTCTGGCGCAATAAAACGGCCATTTTGATATGTCACATAGCCGGGAACAAATCCAATCGGAAGATTTGCTATATTGAAAGTGTCGGTCAAGTAGTTATAAATATACATATTCACTTGATCGCAAATCGCAATCTGTCCTACGTTGTTTTCATCTATAAAAACAGCGCCTTCAACTGTAGATAACATTCCTATTTTTTTAGTGAGATATTTCTTTTTACCCGAGGCACTCGTGCTATAAAATGAAATCGAATAAACAACGTTGTTTATAACAACGATCATTGCATTAGATTTTATACTTGTAAATGCGGAACGTCCTTGTCCTTTTATTCCATTTGGAATTATTTCCCTTCTATATCCGGCATATGAAACGAGCCAATCATCGCTCTGTATCATGTTAAAAGTGCGGCTCGCTAATATTTTTGGGTTTAGACCAAATGTTGACGAACCAACAATATCGACAGGTTGGTAAGATGATCCTGAAACAGGAGTTTTTAGCTGCATTAGGGCACATACCCCACGCCTAAGTTTGCCATTCCATAAAATCCTGGACGTCTACGAGCGCTAAGTGTTGAGAGTTTTTGAAGTGAAAAATCTTGCGGGCTAATGTCTGTCATTAAGGATTCATATGAAGCCAATCGAGCGCGAGCAGATCCAGGAAAATCAATCTCATAAAACTCACACATATAAGATGCTAGTAAATATCTAAGATACTCAATGTAGAAATCGTCTAAAGTTAAAGATAAGTCTTGGTCCAATGTGACGGATTTTAAACTGAAATTTCCGTACATCTCAAAAGGGTATGTTGTACTCGGAAGATAATACATATAGAGATTGGCGCCACCTTTTGCGCGCTCTATATGATAAGAATAGGGCAAAGATCTAACATTGTTTGCTCTAGGTCGTCCGAAATATTCTTTACGCGCTAAAGGCGCCATCGAATATCGAACGGTACCAATCGTGAATGTCAATGTTTCACATTCAATCAGTCCGGGGATGAAATATTTCTCATCATTCGTTCCGGGTACGCTATCCGTGATGGCGGTAAAATCATATTTGTCATAGTACGGTATTTTACTTTGGTCAACAGTTTTAAATGCTAACAACGAGTTAAGGAGGCTAAGACCATCGTCTATCTCAGATCCGCTGACCACCTGTAAATCTCGAGCAACTATACCCGACAAATGCCAGCTTTTAGTGATCAGTTCCCGCGTCGTTGTTGGCATTTAAAGTCATCCTTTTAGACATATGAGCTAAGTATTAAAGCTACCTGGGAACCGACACAACGAGACGCATTTAAAATCCCAAGATTCACAATTGGAAGTTTAGGTTTCAAAGTCATTTTTTTCTCCAAAAAAGTTAGTTTACGGCGTTATAGGAAAGATCAGACGCATAGAATTCTCTGCGACTAATGTTGAACCCCACAATGCATCATAAACGTAAGCGCGCGTGTCTTGTCCGAATTGGGCACCCCAGTAATTTCTTATAGAAATACCCGATCCTGGGTCGGTATGAGAAGATGTGCTGAACGGGTCTTCATCTGGCATGCGAGGCATAGCAACATACAGAGGGTTGCCAGACATGATAACGCCCGCTCTATGGCTAGGTGTAACGGTTAAAGTCATGCCGGCAACAAGAGGTTTGTTAATATTTTGATTCGCGCCCGGTGTAGATTGAAGCGCTGGGAAAATATCGATAACGATAGTTCCTGCAACGCTAGGAGAATCTGATATGCTCTTAATCTGAACAGGCTGTGATGTTGGCAAATGGCCGATGAAAGTTAAATATCTCAAAGTAGTGTCATCGAACTGCAGAAGATCACCGGTTTTCATGGCATTTACATCACTACCGAGTGTTGAAGAAACGGTTATCTGCGTAATGTTATTTCCAGTAGGATCATTTGTGCTTACGAGTGTCAATGTGGCTGCTGTATCGCCGGCTGTTCCCGCAATGTGCAGTGGCAACAAGTTAGATTCTGTCCATGTACATTTAGAGAATTGGCCGAGCTCCCAACTTGCGGCTAGATCGTTATTTCGATCCATTGCAAATTGCTGGAGACCAGTCGCAACGATAGCAGGAACATATTCCATTGGAAGTATGCCAGTAACGTTGAAGTCAGACGCACCGTAAGCCCTGAAATTTGCAAGAGCTTGCGCAAGCTGTGTGAATGAATTGATTTGTGTAACACCATTTCCGTAGAAACGATAAGGGCCCGACGCGGGATTGACGAGCGTTCCATTTAAGGGATTTTGTGGGTCTTGAACACGAACCGTTCCTGTTACGTTCTGCAGAATATCATTCTCAATCTTTGAGCCAATTTCCTGGATACGCGCCATCCCGAATCGTTCCATGTAATCTGCAACGTTGAATATATATTGCTTAGCATCGAAAGCGTATGCAGAGTTGATTGCTTGTGTGCAAGAAAGAACTTGTTTGCGTTGCTCCGCTTTTTGCAGAGTAATTACAAGACCAGCAGCGGTAGTTGCGCGCGGGGAAAGATCGAAAGCTACTGTGTCGCCTAATTGAGCCGTTTCATTCTCGAAATTTTTGAATTTCTTGTTAGATACGGATAAAGCAACGAATGAGTTGAGCAGAAACGCTAGTTCAGCGGGTTGATACGTTTGAACATTCTGTAAAATATTTAATGGAACTGCCATTTTAAAGCCACCTCTCGATTATGAAGAAAGAGACAGTGGCTTCTTAAAACGCAGATTATCGGTAGATTTTCTTCCAATAATTAACGTCTTTCACGCCACCATCCAGAGAATTAGGAGACGATTTCATGTTGTTCATAGGCTCATTAGCTAATGCCATGCTTTTAGCGGCGGCATTATTTTTGATCGATTGAGATAGTTTATGCATTTCTTGTAACGCTAGATTGGGATCAATCTGTGTTAACTGCATAATTGCGCTAATCTTTGTGGGATTATTTGCAAGTTCGAGCATAACATCTGCCGTGTTATCCATAGAATTCGCCATGTAGACAACTGGAGACATATTTACAAGAGACGGGCCGATTCTTTCAAAAACTGCCTTATTTTCTTCGTAGGTGGGAGAATTTACGATTTTCCCTACAAATTCTTCTACGAGCTGGTTCCCTTGCGCTTCCATTTGATCTCTCTGGGCTTTGCTAGATAACTCGTTTAAACGTCTGCCGATCTCTTCATCAACGATCCCTCGCACATCAGACATTCCACCAAAGCTAGAAGGAGCCTGTTGTATTTGAGGTTCCTGATAACTTTGCTGCTGTTGTGATTGCTGTTGCTGCTGCATGAACTGTCGGCGTGCTTTTTCTGCTGCTTCATGCTTAGCGTTCACAATTAACTCCTCGACTTTAGATTGAGGTATTAATTTTTCAGCGGGAACTTGTTGTGTAGATGAGAGTTGACTATCAAAATTTTCTAATGATTCTTGAGACATAAAATCCTCTTAATGACTATGACCGTCACGCGTAAATCCCTCGAAGCGCTCGAGTAGCGATGTTGACCCCATCGAGTATGGGTACCTTGTGGATATCCTGTGGGCAACCTGTGTATAAGTTACCGTTATAAAGACTTATACTCCGATTGTGAGCTTAAGTAAATAGTATTTTCGCAATTATAGGGATGCGATAATTTGTCAGCACAGCACGTACAGTCTGTGAAAATGCATCTAGTTTAGAGTGATTTGCGTTATTCAATAATGGTAAAATTTCTTATCCATAAATTAAAGAGGCAAGAACATGAATTTCTTATATGGGACGGATGAAGGGGAAGAAATTTATCCTCTAAATAAAGAGGATGAATCTATAGAGAGAAAATATAGGATCGAGCACCTGAAAGATTATATTGCCCTTTGTCAAGGAGAGATCGAGGCTTACCAGAGCTGCCTGGATAATTCTATAAAAGAGATTAAAACACTTGAGAGGGAAGAAGAGTTAGATAAAATAGAACGTTTTGAAAAACTAGAGCCATTATTTGAAGATATAAAGAAAGAAGTTGAAGATCTAAAAGAGAAATTATCTTTTCAAAATGATAACAATAAAACTATAAACAGTATAGCGCAAATCATATCTGGCAAAGAAGATGATCACGAAAAAATCTGCATGATCGATAACTTATTGTTCCCAGAAGAGTAGAGGATAAGCCATGGGGAAGCTAAAAATACGTTTTCGGATTTAGCTAATTTTGAATGAAATTGACTTAGTGTAAGCGCTTTTGGGCCATTTTGGGGGTATTAGTAGGTATCATGCTTAAAATTAAAAAATGAAGCTTAGTTATTAAAAGTGAGTGGGCTACCAACATATGAACTATGCATCAAGTGTTAGTAGCCTGTAACAAAAAGTTGTTTACGCCTACGGGCAACC